CGGAAACGCTCAAGATTTTTATGTAGGAGTTGACGACTCAGCCGATGATCTTGTTTTTGGTCAGGGTTCTACCGTTGGCACCAATGTGGCGTTTTCTATTGATGAAAACCAACTAACTAACTTCAGCCATGCGGCGATTGGTTCAACGCAAACGGCAGACGCTACCGGAAGCACTACTCTTGACTTTCAAACTTACCAAAACTTTCTTCTGACGTTTACGGGAAATGTGACGCTTGCAAATCCCTCAACTGAAGCTGTTGGTCAGTCTGGGTTCATTATCATTATTCAAGACGGCACGGGAAGTAGAACTCTTGCGTTAGGAACGGATTACGAGACGGCTGGAGGGTCAGGACTGACAATATCGACGGCGGCAGCAGCGGTTGATGTCGTACCGTATGTAGTCAAAGCAAGCGGGTCCATTCAGTTGGGTGCCGCCCAGTTGGCGTTTGCATAATGCCTATATGGTCACCAGCCATGATCTTTGGGTCTGCGGGGTCATCTGGTTATGTTGTGGAGGACTCCGTATGGTTTGATGGAGCCAGTGGCTCAGATGTTTTGCAGCGAACACCAAGCGGAGCAGGGACCAGTAACAAGAAATTTGTCTTAGCAGGGTGGATGAAGTGTCTCACAGACGTTCCTGAAAGTTATACATTAGTTGGGAACACTGGTGCATCCGATGCTACGCTATTGCTTTGGGGGAACAACACAGGCTCTTGGCGTCTTCGTTGGACTAACGCAATTGCTACAGTTTTTCAAACTGGCGATTTATCGCGTGATCCTACGGCGTGGCTGCATTGGTGCTTGGCAGTTGATACGACACAATCTACTGACACAAATCGAGTTAAGTTTTATCTTAACGGCACGGAGGTCAATGACTACGGCTCAACAAGTTATCCTGCACAAGATGCTACCACACTGTGGAATGGCACAACGACTCAAGAAATCCATCAAGCTGGTGGCCCGCCAATGTACCTTGCTCAACTTGTGAACCTTGATGGTCAAAGTATTGCTGGGGGTGATCTTGCAATTACTGATTTGGTCGGTACGGATGACAATGGTGTTCCAATTCCAGTTGATGTCTCTGGATTAACATTTGGAAATAATGGATGGCTTTTAGACTTCGCTGTAGCACCCGACACAGGTAACGGCGCGGGGACTGATGTTTCGGGAAATAATAATCACTTCACCGAATCCGCCAGCATGACAGCAGCGCAGCAGGTGACTGACAGCCCGACTGATGATGCTGAGATTGGGGTGGGGAATTTCTGTCTACCTAACCCATTAGATGCTGGGACATCTACACGCTTCGCAAATGGAAATAAAGATGTTGATAGTTCTGGTGGCGGCAATAGCCCCTTCGCCTGTTCATTCGCTGTCTCAAGCGGTAAGTGGTATTGGGAAGTTGATCTTGATACCACGGGGTTCAATGACGGTTCTGTGAGTTGTGGTGTTGCTCATGCTAGCACCACATACCCCGGAACTAGCCATTTCTTCGGTAACCTAGCAACAGAAGAAGGTTGGTACGCGGCTAGTGGTGCTGGCTCACTCCGAAATAATTCAAGCACAACATCTTATGGAACTGATGCGTCAAGCGGTTCAACAATGATGTTTGCCTTAGACCTAGATAATGAAAAATTCTGGGTAGGGCTTGACGGCACTTGGTTCACTAACGGTGGTGTTGGTGATCCAGCCGCAGGGACTAACGCTGCCCCAACCACTATTGATCTTGGGTTACCTATTAAGCCCGCTGCATCTGCACAGTCTGGTGACACGTTATTCCATAAGTTTGCTGAAAACGAATGGAGTTATACAGCCCCCACAGGTTTCAAAGCCCTTAATACCGCCAGCCTACCAGCGCCAACTGTCACCAATTCATCTGACTTCGCAAAACCCGTTATTTATACGGGCAACGGTACTGCGATTGGTTCTGGGGGCAAGGCAGTCACGGGTGTTGGCTTCCAACCTGATTTCGTGTGGATCAAGAATCGTGACGCCACTGACAGTCATATGCTGTTTGATGCTTCTCGTGGGGTGACCAAATACATTAGCAGTGACACCACTGCGGCAAGTGCAACGGACACAGAAAGTTTATCTACATTTGATAGCGATGGATTTACGGTAGGGAACAACGTAGCGGTAAATACTAATACAGAAGACTATGTGGCCTTCTGCTTAAAAGCTGGTGGGGCTGGGTCGAGCAATACTGACGGCTCTATCAACACTACTAAAACATCTGTCGCCACCCACGGTGGGTTTAGTATCAACACCTATACAGGAACTGGTGCCAACGCCACAGTTGGACATGGTCTGTCTTCTGAGCCCCAGATGATCATCACTAAGAACCTAACGGATACTGATGCGTGGGCAGTGTACCACTCTGGCAATACGTCAGCGCCTGAAACTGAGTATCTGGTTTTGAATACCAATGCTGCCACGGCTGATTTAGCCACATATTGGAACGATACGGCGCCAACATCTTCCGTATTTTCAATAGGCAGCGTGACAAATACCAATGGATCATCTGATTCAATGGTGGCGTACTGCTTTGCGAGGACACCAGGGCTTATCGGGATCGGCAGCTATATTGGTAATGCCAACACCGATGGTCCTTATGTTGTGGTGGATGACGGAGCGTCTGGGTTTAAACCAGCGATCTTAATAACGAAGGGGGCTAGTTCTGCGGGGTCTTGGATAATTAACGATGCAAGTCGCTCCCCATTTAATGTAGTTAATGACCATATACTCGCTGACAGCAATGCTGTTGAGGCTACATCTACCTCTAATAATTATGATTTTATAGCTAACGGATTCAAGGTGCGCTCAAGCAACGGAGACTGTAACAGCTCAGGCAACACTATAATCTATCTAGCATTTGCGGAGAACCCATTCGGCGGATCAGGCGTGGCACAGGCGAGAGCAAGGTGATAAGAACATGGCTCAAAAAGTAGCGACCAAGGTAGAGAGAAAGATAATCCGCCGCAGAAGTAAGCCTGTTCATCTTCGGCACCGAAAGAAACTGGGTCCAAAGTCGCATATGCGCGTAAGATAAACTGGAGACGGAAGATGACTTCTATTTTTAAAGTGGGCGACCAAACAATCCGGCCCGGACGGGCGTGGAGGGATTCCGATGGGACGCTTCAGCCTAAAAACTGGAATATCTGGTCGGAGGATGAGAAGAGAGCGGCTGGTATTTCTGAGGTTATAATGCAGTCGTTCCCTGATCAGAGGCTTTATCGGTCATCCCATAATGACGATGGAAGCGTTGCCTCAACAGCTAAGTCATTAACTGATGTAAATGAAGTTGATAAAGACGGGAAAGCTATTCTTGATAGCGACGGGAACCAACTCGTAACGCTTGGGGTCAAAAGTAGCCTCAAGAATGAGGTAAAAACTCAACAAGCATCCCTCCTCGCTCAAACCGATTGGGCGATAGTGCGGAAAGCCGACAAAGGCACAGCGATTCCGTCTAACATTCAGACGTATCGAGACGCCATCCGCACCAAGGCGGCAGATATGGAAACGGCTATTGATAACGCTGCGGACACTGACGCGGTAGAAGCGTTGTTCCTCAAATGGGCAACGGACAGTGATGGCAATACCACCAAATCCGGTATCCTTTATGATTGGCCTGAATTAGGTTAATAAGGTTCGTAGAGGTTAAAATTAACTTATGGACCCATTGACAATTGCAGCGGCAATTGCCGCAACTAAAACGCTAGTCAAAGGCGCCCGTGGGGTTCAGGAGATTGTCCACGGGATTGATAAGGTTTTTCACGCACAGGATGAACACGAAAAAAATAAAAATCATAAGCCGGGTAGTTCGATAGGTGAGAAGAACAAAAGCATCCTTCAAAAACGCGCCAAAGATGATGGTGGCGATGACAGTATCAGTTCTGCTGCTGCTGCTGTAATTGAGAAAAAACAGTTAGACCAGCAAATTTCTGATCTTAAAGATGAGATCAACCGGAAGTGGCCGAGCGTTCGTGGCGAGAAAAGCACATGGGATCAAATCTTAGATGAACGTGAGAAGCGAATTGCAGAAAAGAAAGAACGTGAGAAGCAAGACAAGATTGATGCGGAGGAACGCGCAGAGAAGCGAAAAGTAATCCTGATTGAAGTTGCTAAAGGCGTGGCTGCTCTCTTTATTGCAGGGGGCATTGCGTGGTTTTTATGGTGGGCGTACACGAGCGGACCAGCGGTTAGGTAATTATGGAACTTGGAGCAAGTCATGCGATACAGGGGATCATGGTGTTGGCTACAGTAGCTGGCGGCTATGCCGTGGTGAAGAGTAATCTGAGTCGCGTCATGCACGATCTTGAAGATCATATCAAAAGCGCGGAAGATAACCGTGAGAAGTTTGACGCGAGGCTTGATAATGCGGAGCAGGAGCGCGGAAAGATTGCGAATCAAGTGATGACCCTCAAGGGAATTAATTCCCCAACAGAACTGAAGCTTTTGCACAGAGAGCTTGAGGGCCTTCAAAAGGACGTAAAGTGGATTACGAAACAGCTAGATCAGCTTTCACACGCACATAATGGTAAGCACCCACCCGTGGAGAGTAACTAATGGAACCGAAAGACCTCATAACCGTTGTCCCTGGTGGCGTAGCCGTAGCGGCTTCTTGGCTAGGAATTGTTGAGACAAGTTTGTCTATATTGTTGCTGCTTGCGAGTTTGGGGTTTCTGGCGTGGCGTTGGCAACAAGCACTGAGAGATAAAAAGTAAATTAGCCATGCTTCAGAAATTAACATTCAAGCCCGGAATAGTTAAAGACCTGACTAGGTACGCTGGATCAGGTGGATGGTTTGATTGTGATAAGGTCCGTTTTGTGAACGGCTTTCCTCAGAAGATGGGAGGTTGGATTAAGACAACTGCAGCAGCCTTTACTGGCACCTGTAGATCATTATTTAACTGGTCAAATCTTGATGGCAGAGATTTGATGGGGATCGGCACTTCTGCCAAGCTCTTAATTGAAGAAGGTGGCGGCATTAACAATGTTACGCCTTTGAGGGTTTCATCGGTAACGCTTGGATCAAACCCACTCGCTACGGCGGCTTCAGGATCAAGCACTCTTACAATAACTCATGTGGCGCACGGCGCTCTTGCAGGCGACACGGTTATATTATCGGGAGCTACAACAGTTGACGGCATAACGGCTTCTGTAATCAATACAAGCCATGTGATTGTGTCTGTTTTATCTTCTAACAGCTATGTAATCACAACGACTGGCACGGCGTCATCCGGTTCGACGGCTGGCGGGGGTTCTTCAGTTTTAGCGAGTTATGAAATAAATACAGGAAGCGAGACTTCAACGGGGGGTGGCCTTGGTTTTGGCGCGGGTGCTTGGGGCGGCACGAAGTCAGGGGCAACTACGACTACGTTAGCCTCTGGCATTAACAATTCAGTGACCACCAT